AAAATGGACCCCCTTCGGTGGCGATGACGGCTCAGACCGTCACGTCGTGGTCGATTTGAACATCAAGCATGACAAGGTGATGGCCCGCACGAGCAAGACCTCTCCGGGCGTGACCGCGAACATCAAGACCGTGACGGCCATGCCCTATGCAGGGCGAAACTGACAATGGCGTCCTGGCTCGACTACCTGCTTCCGTGCAGCTTTCGGGGCGTGCCTTTCAACGTCGTTGATAGTGCGCGCACCGGTGGTCGCAGGATCGCCCTTCACGACTATCCCTACCGGTCGTCGCCTTGGCCCGAAGACCTCGGCCTCGCCGACAAGCAGTTCCACCTCTCCGGCTATCTGGTGGGGGACGATGTCGCCGCGCAGGAAGACGCGATGCACGCGGTCTGCGGGCTCTCCGGGGCCGGGCTGCTCGTCCATCCCACGCTGGGACCCATCACCGTCACGCTCCTCAGCTTCTCGTCGCAGATCAATGCGCAGGACGGCCGCGTCTGCCGGCTTGAGATGGAGTTCGTGCAGGGGCAAGACTCAATCTTCCCGAGCGCGATCACCGACGCGCTGTCTGCCATTTCTGGCGCTGCCGACGTGGCGATCCTGGCAGCCTCGGGTGACTACGCAGCGGCCCTGGCTCTGACCGGCGCATCTGGGGGCTCTTTTGCCAGTAGCGTCCTGGGCATCACGGGCGGCGTCACGTCCGCTGTGGCGCCATTCGTCAGCACGGCAACCACGATCGCTGGAGACGCCGGCATTGTGACTGCGGCGGTCTCAGGGCTCGTCGGCAACTATGGACGCTATGGTAACGCGGTGGCGGGTAGCAATCCGGCGTCCACGATCACGAGCGTCCTGGCAGGCGTGACGACGGCCAAGACCGCCATCGGCACGGCTGCGGGCGCTGTAACCTCCTTGGCGGCTTTGGTCTAATGAGCGGCACCGCAAACACATATGTCACCCCTTGCGCCAATTTGTTCGCGGGCCTTTGCGCGCTTGCCGAGTCCATCCGCGCCGCGGCAACGGACCCGGCGGTGCAGATCAGGCTCCTGACCGAGCTTGCGGACTACTACCCTGCGTCTGATCCGACCCTCACGGCCGCGATGTGCCGCAGGGCCGCGCTCATCTCTCTTTGCCGCGCGTCGTCTAATTATCAGCCGACCTCGTATCAGGATGCCATCTCGAAACGCGCGGCGATTGTCGGCCTGCTGAACGCTGAGGCCGTCAGTTGTGCCGACGAGGGCTCTACCACGACATATCTCGCCTTCAAGGCACTGACGGCACAGGTTGCCGCCGATCTCACCACGAAGGCCGGAACGCTCGCGACCGTCACGACGATCTCGCTGCCGACGACCTTCCCGGCGCTCGCGGTGGCTTACCGGCTCTATGCCGATGCCAGTCGGGCTGATGATCTGATCACCCGCGTTGATATGCCGAACCCGTCCTTTATGCCGCCGACCTTCGAAGCGCTGGCAAGCTGATGCTCAGCGGGGGAACCATCGCGCGGAAGATCATCCATGCGTTGCAGCTCGGGAGAGCCACGACCGCCGCCACGGATGGGGGGAGGTCCCGGACCATTCAGTTGGCCTTCATGACCCTCGGCAATACGATCTCCAGCATCACGCAGATGCAGCACTACGGCTTTGCCAGCCGACCGCATGCGATGTCGGACCACGCCGTGATCGCCCCAGGCAACCAGGCGTCCCAGAGCATTTCCATCGCGAGCAACGACCAACGCTATCAGATCAGCCTCGCCGAGGGTGAGGCCGCGATCCACGACGACCAGGGCCAGTCTGTGCATATCACACGCGCCGGCATCGCTTGGACAGACAAAAGCGGGAACACGTTCACGAGCTCGGCGGCGGGCTTCTCTCAGATTGATCATTTCGGTAACAGCATCGTCACCGGTGCGGGCGGCGTCACCATAACCTCCTGCACCGGCGTCGTTACCGTCGACAATGAGATCGCCGGAAGCTCCGAGGGCGGCACGGGCGCCACTTTCAGCGGCGTGATCAAGTCGCTCCAGAACGTCATCGCCAATGTCGGCGCGGCTCAAGTTGGGCTTGCGACGCATACGCACAGTAACGCGGGCGGCACGGGCAACTCCGGCCCACCGGTTCCGGGGACGTAGATGGCCGACATCCAGCTTTCGTTCAACAACACCACCGGTTTCTGCGATTGGTCAGTGGCCAGCAGCGGCGGCGACTTGAACACGTCCGAGACGCTCGAAACCGCCGTTCTGCTTTCGCTGTTCACCGACGCCCGCGCGCCGGACGATCTCCAGATTTACACGAGCGACCGCCTGGGCTGGTGGGGGACGACTTACCTACCCTCGGGGCAGGCCGAACTCGGCAGTCTGCTATGGACGCTCTACCGCTCGACCATCACCGATGGCACGGCCGTTCTGCGAACCGCTGAGTCCTATTGCCTCGCCGCCCTGAACTGGCTGCTGACGGATGGCATCGCCTCGACGGTCACATGCGCCGCGTCTTGGCTGTCTCAATCCAACCTCGGCATCTCCATCAACATCACGCAACCCAGTGGGACGAAGTCGCAGTTTTCATGGGTCTGGAGCACGTTGTCTTAGATGCCCTACGCACGCCCGACCCTCAACGCACTCATCACCCAGGCGATTCAGGATGTCGTCAATTCCGAGATCACGGATCCGAACACACAGACTGTCCTGAACGGGCTGCTGACGAACGCTGTCCTTCGCATCCTGCCCACCGTTCTGGCCGGACTTGTCTGGCAGGAATACGGCTATATCGATTGGGTCTCCAAGCAAGCGGTGCCCTGGTCCGCGACCGACGAATTCCTGGAAGGTTGGGCGGCGCTGAAGGGCGTGAACCGCGAGGATGCCACCGCCGCATCGGGCGTATTCGTGATCGCCTCTGGCTGCACCAATGGCTCCGACCTTCCGGCCGGGGCGACCATCTCATGCCAGGCCAACGGGCTTTCCTACACGACGCAGGCAGACGCAGTGGCGACCTCGGGCGCGATCAGTGTTGCGGTTCTTTGCACGGCGGCAGCGAGCGCCGGCAACATTCCCGCCGGGACTGCGCTGACGATTTCGGGGACGTATGCGGGGATCCCGTCGGCCGGCGTGGCACAGGCAGCTTTTACCGGAGGCAGCGATCAAGAGACCGATGACGACCTCCGGACGAGAATGCTTCTGGCCTATTCCGCGCCGCCGCAAGGCGGGGACGCTGCCGATTACGTCGAATGGGCTGAGGCCACGCCCGGGGTCACGCGCGCTTGGGTTCTTCCTAACTCGGCCGGCGCTGGGACTGTCACAGTTTTCACCATGTTTGACGAAGCGGAGGCCGCTTACAGTGGTTTTCCCCAGGGCTCAAACGGCGCTGCCTCTTCGGAGACGCGCGCCACGCCGGCTACAGGAGATCAGCTCTCGGTCGCGAACTCGATCTATCCGAAGCAGCCTGTCACGGCCCTCGTTTACAGCTATGCTCCGGTGCCCCAGGCCGTCAACTTCGCCGTCGGCAACTTGGGCAGCAACAACACGACCGCAATGCAGGAGGCTATCACGGCCGCGCTGACGGATATGTTCCTGAGGTTAGGCTACGTCGGCGGGACTCTGAACCCAGTGACGGGCGAGGCCTGGTCTACAATCGATCCATCTGATTGGTATGCGGCCCTCTCGAGCGTGTCCGGTATTGGGCGTTTCAGCGTTTCATCGCCGACCGCTCCAATCGCGGTGACCACGGGCTCTCTTCCCGTTCTGGGAACTGTCACCTTCTCTTCGTAAGTAGGCGATTTTCTTGACCGTCACGCATTTTATGCTACTGTGCCTCTCGCTGGCATAGTTGCGTCTTCAGTATTACCGTTGTGAAACGGCGCCCCTCCCTTAGATGGAAATTCGAGACGACATATGCCCGCCCCGACTCTGACCCAGCAAGACTACGCGAACGTGCTGGGCCATTTAACACCGAAAGGCCGCGCTTGGCCGTCTGACCCCGGCAGCGTTTTCAGGCAAACTCTCGCATCGCTTGCCCCGACCCCATACCGCGCATTCGGGCGTGCGAGCAATCTGCTGATCGACGCGTTCCCTTCTACGACGGTCGAGCTTCTGCCCGAGTGGCAGGCGACCCTTGGCCTGCCCGATCCGTGTGCCGGGCCAGCCCCCACGCTCGCGCAAAAACAGGCGCAGGTTCTCGCGCGCTTCACTGCCAGCGGCGGTCAATCGGTCGACTATTTCGTCAACTTCGCTAAGGCCCTCGGCTACGACATCAGCATCACGCAGTATGCGCCGTTCAGGGCTGGCGTCAGCCGCGCTGGCCAGCCAGCTTGCTCCCAAGACTGGGCCTTCGTTTGGCGGGTCAACGCCCCAGCGATCAGCATCTCCTACTTCTCTGCCGGCATCGGTTCGGCGGGTGAGCCTTTGGCGTCCTGGGGCAACCTGGTGCTGCAGTGCGAAATCACGCGCCTGTCGCCGGCGCACACCAACGTGCTCTTTAGCTATTCCGACTTCAGCACAGACTTCACTTCTGCCTTTCTCTGATCGGGGTCCCGATGTATCGCATTGACAATTCCACCGCCGCGACAACGTTGCCGGCGCCCGCTGCTGTTGGCCCGAACCCTAACTCGTTTTTCACAGACGGAAATCCTGGGTCGGGGGTTCCTGCGACCATTGTTGATAACGACTGGCTGAACGCGATCCAAGAGGAGCTTTGCAATGTCGTCACGGGCGCTGGCGGCACGCTGACCAAGACCGTCAGAAACCAGGTCTTCACCGCAATCCAAAGCATGATCGCTGCGGGAACCACATCGATCCCTTACGATATCTCGGGCGGCGCTTCGAACGCGCTAACGTCCTACCAGATTGTGCTTGAACTCATCGCCGTGCGTCAGACGACATTTCCCGCAGGGTTCGCCGCCAGCGCGGGCTATCTCAATACGGCCCCTACTGCGTCAATGACATTCGTGGTCGCGCAGAACGGCGCGTCCGTGGGCACCATGGTTTTCGCAGCTGGCGCCCATACGGCCACATTCACGGCCGCTTCGGCCGTGATCCTTGTGGCGGGCGATCGCCTGACCGTGACGGCGCCCTCGTCTGTTGACTCAACGGCCGCGACCCTGGCGTTTACACTGGCCGGCTCGGTAGCCTGATATGCCGCATATATGGGATTTCTGGCTATGGAGCACAGGCTCCGGGGGCGGGGGCGGCCCGCCCACGAGCGCCGGTTACGCCATTATTGGCCGCTCCGACGACGTTGCGGCTTTTCGTTTTGACTTCGCGACTTACGCTGTAACGACGCTGCCGTCTTTTGCGGAGCCTTTTGCCTCTTTCGGTGGGTCTGTCGGCAACTCCACTGAAGTCCTCTACAACACGAACAACTCAGAGGTGGGCGAAAACTTCCTGTTTACCTTCGCCACCGAGGCCATGATTGTTCAAGACGCAGGGTGGGGCATCGTACACCAATACGATTTTAGTGCGTCTAACGTCGCAAACGGGTATCTCATCCTATATAGTGTCTTCGGTGCTTATCCGCCTGGGTCCGGTTATGTGCCGACTGTCGTGGGGTATGTCATTGCGACATTTGCCTCACATTCCTACTCGCCAGTCAGCGGCTCCAGTCCTCTTGCTGCCGTTCCCGTCGCTTCTCCGCAGCCTCTAAATTCTGCGACAACGGGCTATTTCTTTACGAGCGACATCGTCTTCGCGACCGGAGCGTCAACGGCCTTCTCGATTACGCCGCCGGGTGGCACTGGCATTACACCGGGCATCGGGTCCGCGAGTTGCGCGACCCAAGCAATCTCGCAGTCTTTGAGTAGTGAATTTGCTGTGAGCTTCGGATCCAGCATCTATACGTTCGCGACCAACACTACTGCGGCGGGGCCTGCGTTCACCAGGACATTCGCGAGCTACGAGATGGGCAACACTGAACAGAGCGCCGGCGTCAGCAACGCAACTTATGGAGCATTCTTTGAATGGAGTTATGTCCCAGACCCATTCGCCAATGGAGTCGAGTTCTATAACTGGGCACAGGGGACTGTTTCCATATCGCCGACTGCCCTTTCGACGGATGGCGTGGAGCGCGCTTATTTTCCAGCTTCAAGCAACCCAGGGAATATGTGATGCACGCGACGCATCAGTCTAATTCGGACTTCCAGCAGGAATTCTTCGTCGCGGGCGCACGCTACACGCCAGACGGCAAGTGGCTGGTGCTTTATGCGCAGCGCCAGGCCGCGCGGCGCAAAGTGGTGAGCTATGAAGCTCAGGGCCTTGAGCGCCAAGCTGTCGCTCTGGATTTGGCGGATACAGAGAAGGCCAATCAGAGTCCCGCAGACCGGCTTCGCCATCAAGCGCGGCGGATGAATCATGAGGCTGGGGAAGAGGAATACGTCCTCAACCTCAACGGCGCGAGAGAAGAGCTCGCCACCATCGAGCGCTTGATGGC